AATTAAAACCCAATCATCCTTCTTGCACCAAGGGCCATCAGGATATCTCTCTTTATCTTTATAGGCACTAGGACCTACTTTTAAAACTTTACATATATTTGTTGTTATTTGTGACTCTTGAATTGTGTCATCAGTAAGAAGAATGCCTCCTTTTGTTTTACCTTCCAATCGTAAAGGAAATAAAACAATTCTAAAGCCTGTTGGTTCAGGAATTTTTTCCAGCTCTTGTTTCTTTTGTTCTGCTTGTTTGCCATCCCAAACATGTTTTGGGACTATTAGTTTTGGTTTAGTCATCTTCTAGCTCCTGTTTTTTTAGCAGGTCCGTGAGTTCCTGTACTTCTTGCTTTAATGCGGCAAGCTTACCAGTCAAATACTTGTAGTCTTCCCAACTTTTACAAAGTCCACTTAGTATAGACTCTTCAACTTGTCGTTGTCTATCTAATAATTGTTTTTTATAGTAAGTAAAAAAATTTTCTATTCGCATTTTTTCATTGGCCACATTTGATCTATTAAGTTGAAAGCCAAGGTTACTCTTGGTTTTTCAGATTGATATAGTGTTGTGTAGTGAGGCATCATACCTGGAAATAAATATAAACTATTTGGTCTTATAACATCACTATATTCCATATCAGGAAAAACTATTTGTGCTGCATTATCATCAGAATCTATACAAAAAACACCAGACCAATCTGAACCTAAATGATTATGCGCTAAAGTTCTTTGACCTTTTTCATGTTTCATAGCCCAAAAATCATAAAAATAATAATTTGGAACATTAAGAGTAGTTCTTAAACATATGCATGTTTTTAAAAAACTAAAAACAGTTTTTTTAAATATGTCATAAGCAGGATCGTCCACTAATTTTCTAAATTCAGTCATGTTTGCTTTGACATTTGTTTGATGATTCATAGAATCTTTTTCAGTTAATTCTAAAGTTCTATTTAAGATTTTTTTTAAATAATCATCTTCTAAAATATTATTAAAGATATAAACGGCATAGTGCCCTATATTTGTGTGTTGAATAATTCTAGTATCAAATTTTAAATTTACTGACATGATTTCATTTGATCCGATAATTTTTTACAGCGATTTGGAGTTTGACGATTCCATTTCGAATCTAGCATTTCTAGACTTGCCGTATTAAAATCTCGGTTCTGCAGGGCATTCCACATATTTCGGAACTTGGAAACCCCTGACTTTCCAAGCTGAAAGCACATTTCTGTGATAGTGTGTTGAGCAGTAGTAGGCAAATCTCTTACGTTATTTTCTTCCATAAGTTGTCTTGCTAAACCAATTGCTTTATTTAAATCTTTATCAAATACTTCCTGTAATTCTTCTTTTGTATATGTTTTGCCTTCTTCAAAATTATCTTCATGAACAACTTTATGACCCCAGCCAATCGTGGCGAATCCTTCGGTATCTTTGTATATATGATCTCTAAAACCTTCGGATAGTTTTACGGAACCAGTTAGTTCGTCGTATGTCATTTTTTTCTTATTACCTTCTGTAATGTTCTTGCTTGTTTTGCATGAGTTTTCGATGCTTTCTTTAAACCTTTAATAACTTTTTTAACAGTTTTTATTTTATTTTTTCCCATTATTTAGTAAGACCTTTTGCCTTTTCAAAAGTTCTGAGGCCCGATACGCCGAGCATTGAAGTGACAATTGCTAGAAGGGGCCCAGTTTCTATGGCAGGTGGGACAATATCCATACCTGAAAATTTTGCATACCAATCAATACAGGGAGATAAGATAAAAGCAAAAAATAAGGCAAGGGCTCCACACCATCCTATAGCGGGTCGCCAGCCAGCAACGAATACGCTGCGATGGCTGGCTTCCTTTGCATTAACATCTAATTGTTTTTCTGCAAGCTTTTGTTGTAAGCGTTGCATTAGAATTTTTTTATCTAATTTCTCCTCTTCACTCGTATGAAGTTCGTCGACAACTTTTGAAATGGTTGCTAAGGCTCCGCCTTTTCCACCACCAAGTAAGCCACCGAGTAGATTAAGCACTAAGCTGCTCCGCCTGTCATCCAGCTAATAATCCAAATAACAATGATCGCTACAATAGCGGCCTTAATCCAGTCCTTCATTTTCCACTCTGACCACTCTTTAATATGTGACCATAGATCTTTTAGTAAGTTCATAGAACCTCCTTTGTTAAAGTAGCGAAGTATACTATTTTACGCCTTTGAAAGCTACTTTTT